GCGTCGATCATGCGTTCGGTGTCTTCTCGACGCCATACGACCAGCCAGGGCGAACGGTCTTGCCTGCACACCACCACAGGCACCTGGTCGGCCTTGGCGTCGCGTACTGCCTGCTGAATCCAACGTTCGGCGAAGCCGCATGTCACGCTGCTGTACGCGAGGTAGTTGCGCCGCAGGATGCCTGGCAGATGGTTCAGCCGGCAGTAGCACAGTTCGCCGGCGACGAGCAGCGCCGTGTCTGCGCTGCGCTTGACCCACCATGTCAGCCCTGCCTTGTAGTGCTTTACCTCCCAATGAACGGTCTTTGGGCCTTTGATCGGCTCAATGTCGCCCCACCCTTTGCCGTTGAATTGCTGCGTCCGGTGGAACATGACGCCGAGCAGCTCGCCTACGTCGCGTGCTGCTTCGAGCTCGGCTCGCTTGCCCTTGCTGCGTGACTGGGTCATGCGTCCACCCATTGCCCTTGACGCCACACTTGCGGAGGCGCTGGCGGTTCGCGGTCGTGCTTTGCGTCCGGGTTGCCGTACAGCAAGGCGCGGAGATCGCTGATTTCCTGCGTCTGCCGAGAAGTCGCGGTGGCGAGATGCTTGTTCATGTACAGCAGCTCTTCGAGGTAGGTCGCTATGACGCCTGGGAGGTGCTTGCGATTCACTTCGAGGAACGTCGTGATTTCGTGGATTCGGCTTTGTTGGGCGCTCACGCTGCCACCCCCTTGAGTTTGTGCATCACCACCGCCCGAACGTCGCGAGCGCCTTCGAGGCTCGTCGTGATCCGGTGCAAGGTGTCGTACGGTGCGTTGCCGGTGCGAGCCCAATGCTCGCACAGAAGCCGCCAGCCCCATTGCGCGTCAACGTCGGACAGGCCGTGCTCGCGCATCAACCGGCGAGCGACCCGCAGCTGGGCGTCGGGGTCGCCCCGAGGGTCACGAACGCCGATCCTGGATCGGACCTCCCAGGAGAGATCCCACCCCCCCGCTGCGGCGTCAGCCGCGCCTTGGTTAGGTTGGTTGTTAGTTCTCTTGTTAGGATCCCTGTCGCTGGGAGCGACACCACCTGTCGCTGCGGGCGACACCACCTGTCGCTCCGAGCGACAGGTACCTGTCGCTGCGGGCGACAGGTCGAGCATGTAGGTGAGCGCCTTGCCGAAGCCCTTGGCCTGCACCACCTCCTTCTTCCGGAGCGACTGGAGCGCCTTGTTGACCGTGCTGCGGTGGAGCCGCGTCTTGGCGGCGAGCGCCGCCTGCGACGGGAAGATCCGCTCGCCGTAATCAGCCAGGGCGAGAAGCACCAGCAGCTCGTCCGAGGTCAGGCACGGCGCAAGGCGGAAGACGTCGTTGGAATGGGTTCGAGCCATTAGAACGGCACCTCCTCGTCGCTCGTCACGGCGACAACGTCGGCGACCACTTCGCCATCCCGGTACGGCTTCAGCGTCACCTCGACCAAGACGCCGGGCGAGATCGACACCTCCTCGAACGACGTAAACCATTCCGTTACGCCGTCTTGCGCTTCGAGCCCGACGCGGTAGTACGGCTTCCCGGCCTTGGACTCTTTGGCTTGGACTGCCGCAAGAACGCTGCGAACGCGGCGAAGGCCGCCTTCCTGCCCTTTAGAGGCGCTCGGAGCCTTCGGTGGGCTCGGCAGCCGTCGAGGAGCCTCGGACGCCTCCTGGGGCATCGTAGGGCCGTCTGCGGGCATTTCCTCGGCGAGGCTCGCCTCGGCACCGAGCAACGCGGTCGCCCAACCCATGACGCCCTTGAGCGCCCGGCCGGTCGCCCGCGTCTGCGCCATCATCTGGCGGGCGAAATAGTCACGCTTTGACCATTGCCGTTCGTCCTCAAACACGCTGCCGATGCCGCGGCCGACGATCGCGCCTTGGTCGTAGACCACGGCAGTCGCTTCCCAGTAGCCGGGGAGGTGCTCGGTCGGCGGGACGTAGCGCAGCTGCTCGACGGCCGTCGTGTAGCCCAGGCTCGAACCGACCGCCTGCGCACCGGCGACCATGAGGTAGCCCTTGTCCCCGATGCGCTTGATGTACGACTTCTTCACGGCGTGGGCCACCGCGGCCACGGCCTCTTCGTTGCGCTGCACCCGCTGCATCGGGGTCAGGTGGCCCGTCGAGACGGGCACGATCTCGTGCTTCACGCTGCACCCCCTTCCCGCGGATCGAGCACCGGGGCGTGCATCTCGTCCAGTTCCCATTCGAGCTGCTGGCGGATCGTGCGACGCTGCCCTGCTGCACGCTTGGCGAGTGCCTTGTAGTACCCGCCGCCCAAACGCAACGACACCGCCTCATCGGCGTGAACCCGTGGACGTCCTCTCTTGCCTGTTTTTTCCGACATTTGCTGCTCCCATGAGCAGCGCGGTCCGGGTAACGGTCCCGGTGATCCGTGTTATGTTAAACACGATCCCGCGCTGCGCTGAGCAGCATATCGACGATCCGCCGCGCCGTCGCCAGTTTTTTCTGGTCACACGCAATTCTGTACGCAGTTTGTTCGCAAGCGCGTAACCTGTTGACTGCCCGAGACTTATTGGAGCCGACCTTCACGCGCCAATCCCATCGCGGCGCGTACGGGTCGGCCGTAAGCGTCCACTCGGAGTCGATGTCCTGCTTGCAGATCCACCACTCCCCCCGTTGAAGATCCATGCCTCGGATGGCCGCCCGGATTTCCATGCATTTACTGTAGCATGGAAGGATGCAGCAGCAAGGGGTGAATATCCGGGCGGTGCAGCAAGCTGATGCTCGGGCTGCGACCGAGGAATGGCAATCGACCCGCAGCGAGATGGGTTCCGCGCTCGGGTCGTGCTTCTTCTACGTCTTGGCTGTGATCGTGGCCTTCTACGTCGTTCGGGAAGGCGTTACCCGGGGGATGCTTCACGCCTGGGCGAAGCGTGACCGGGACGAGCTGAAGGCCGCCGAGAAGGCCGAAGCTGCGGCACAGGCACGGCGCGCAGCCACGCCAGCACCCGCCGGACGTACGACGGCGTCGCCCGGTTCAACGCGGCCTGGCGCTCCCGGCACTTCCCGCAAGGCTTGATTCCGACCGCCTTGGTCGCACCGGCGATGACGTCGCCGAGGCCGGGGGTTGTGGGCGGCGGCGTGTGCACGACCGCCCCGTTGCTGTGATCCGGCAGCGCACCCATGGCGGCCTCGAACTCGGAACGATCGACCAGACGGAACGTGCCGTCCTTGTCCTTCCACCAGAACTTGCTTGTCATCAGTAGATCTCCACCGTCGAGGAAATGACTCCGAGCTGCGCGAGCGCCTTCTCCCACGCCCCAGGACTGTCGCACAGGTCACGCGCCTGGATGCACTCGGCGCTGCGGCAGTCGATTGTCTGGCCGAGGTTGCCGCACAAGCCGACGCCGATCGGCTCATACACGCCCTTTTGCATCTGGCAGTAGTTGGGCGGCGTCATCGTCGTAGCGTCACGGTACAGCCGGTAGATGATCGTGATCCCCGTCTGGCTTTCGCAGCAGACAGGCCCGCAGCTGAACACCTGACCGTCGCATGACATGTCTTCGCACACCATGCCCGGTCCCCAGTTGCCGCTCACGACGTTGTTCCTGCCTTGGTACGACGTGCCGTAGTACCGGACCGCGATGTAGCTCGCGGCGCAGGAATCGCCGCACCCGCCGCCGCATAGCAATCCGCTCCCGACGCCGGGACCACCGCACGGGATCGCCCAGACGATTTGCGCGTACAGGTATTTGGGGTTCGCGCTGCAATCGAACTCGCCTGGCGTGTCTTGCAGCTGCACGGGCACCCACAGGCCATGGCAAGTACAGGCACACGGGCAAGGCGCACCGCTCGCGCATTCCAACGCGCTTTCGGTTGTTCCGAACAGCGGGCCGCCGATCCACGGCGGCGGGAGCACGGTCCCGGCACAGTTCGCGTACTGGGCCGCGCCCGTCCATGTTCCAGTCAACGGTCCGGGCGTGACGCGGACCGCACCGGCCGGGTAACGCACCAACGCGAGCGCGCAGCTGACCGACCCGAGCCATGGGCAGCACGATTCCGTTTCGACTTCGCACGGCTCATCGGCGGTGCAGCTGGTCAGGTACCAGAAGTCGGCGTGGACATAGTCGCAGTAGTTCGCGACCAGCCCGCCCAGGCATTCCTGCACGGGCAGCTGGCGATCGGTCGGCACCGGGCAGTCTTGGTCCTTGCACGGGCACTTGCGGCCGTTAGCACCTGGCGCGGTCCCATTCGGATCACACGGCGAGCAGCCGCCGCACGGCACGGTCCCGGTGCAATTGACGTTCGAGCATGCGAACGCCGAGTACCCGTCTTCGTCGCAACGGGTCGGCTGGAACGTGCCTGCGATTCGGATGTTGAACGGGAGCAGACCGAGCGTGCTGCATTGAGACACCGCGGACGCGCAGTTCGTGTCCGGGCACGGTGATGCCTCGCAGCAGCAGCGCCGCTTGCTCACTTCTTCGACCGACGGCAGTAGATGAACCCGGCGACCAGCCCGGTCACGCCGAGGAGAAGCCCGAACCACAGGGAGCCGAGGAACGATTCAACGCTTGCGAGCATGGGAAGCCTTTCGAGGTGCGCGGCGAGCTGCGAAGCCGAGGCCGACCGAGCAGCCTGCGGCGAACGTGATGACCAAGAGCCCGAGGAGCCAGAGCGTGTATGCGTATGTGGGGAGCGTCATTTCCGACCTCTGATGTAGTAGATCGCGCCGAAGATGGCCGCAGCAATGACGGCGATGGAGAGGTACTGAAGCGTCTGGTAGACGGGGTGCTCGTCATCCGAGACGTAGGCGACCTGTTGGTGCACCTCGGCCGCGGCGACCTCAATGGCCTCGAGGTCAGCCTGGGCGGCGTCGAGGTGCCGCTTGGCGCTGCCGGCGCGGCCGCGCACGGTGTTCGTCTCCTGCGCGATGATCGCCGTGGCCGACGCGCAGCCGGTGAGCGGGAGGATGACCGCGGCGGCCTTCACGCGAATACCCGGTATGGGATGCCGGGCGTCGGCGTGAACGTCGGCAGCGCCGCGACCTGGTCGGGCGTGAGCTCGAACGTGACGCGGATGTTGGCGTGGAACCGGGTGTCGCTCGGCCTGATCACCTCGCCCTCGAGGTCGAGCTGCGCCGGGATCGGCCCGATGCGGTCCACATAGCAGCCCGCGACGGGCATGAGGACCAGTTCGCCGCCGCCCTGATCGACCTCGACCAGCAGTCCTGCGGCTTCCAGCGCATCGTCCATCTGCACCTCGGTGTTGGTGCGGAGCATGTAGTCGGTCATGTGGTGAGGCTCTGAAGTTGGGCGTTGGTGAGGCGTGTCGGCCAGTACTTCAGCAGAGAGATTGTTCCGTTTAGGTAGACAGGCGACCCACCTGCCTGTTGACCGATCATCAGACGATCAACGGTCGGCAACGTGACAGACGTATCCGCAGTGCCGAGCGTCCCGCCGAGTGCTGCCTGAACGTCATTGAGCTTGTAGGCACCCGCGATCTTGAACGCGGTATTGGCCGTGACCGTTCCCGGCGTGATGTTCGCGAGCGTGCTGCCGCCGTCCACCACGATGAACTCGCCGCTGGTGTCGGCCGCGAGTTCGATGGACTCGTTTGCCGTATTGTCGTTCACCGTGGCAATGCGGCCGATGTCGCTGGTGCGGCCGCGGATCGCGTGCGCGAGCAGCGTTCCCTCCGTCGCGTTGAACCACGACGAGAAGTTCGTCCCGGTCATCACGCACGAATCCGGGTTCCTCGTCGCCGTACTCGCGCCCGTCGGGATGTACGAGGAGGCACCGGAGCCGGTTTCTGCCTGTGCGCCCCACCATAGCAATGCGGTGGTTACCGTTGGTTCTCCACCGGAGGCATCGGTAATACGCACAAACATCCGAGCGGTCGTAGTAGAGTTGACCGTTCCGGTTGAAACAATCCGATACCAACCATTCTGGTATGGAGTAACCGTGTATCCGGTGCCGCTGATTGTTCCCGTATCTAAATCCAGCGTCCCGTTTGAAGGCCAGCCAATAAGCCCTTCGATGGATGATCGGACATCAATTTTTGCATATCGCGCAGCGTTGCTGCTCGGCTTCTTTACCCACGCACTGATGGTGTAGGTCGTGCCGCTCGTTACGCTGAAGCCTGCGGAATAGGCTCGATTGAGGCCGCCCGATGTTCCCGTCCAAAGTGTGGCGGTGGTTGTATTGTTCGGCGCGGTCGCGTTGTCGTTCGTTCCGGTTGCATTTATTCCAGACCACCCGGTTGTCCGAAGATCGCTGTAGGTGACTAGATTCGTCGCCGTCCCCTCCACCAGCAGCCCTTGCGGTGCCCCCGTGGTCGGGTGGTGGTCGAAGCGGGCGACGTCCGTGCCTGCCGTCGTGACGTAGCCGCTCGAATTGATGTACGTCGCCGTCGTGCTGGCGCGGGTGAACGTGAACCGGGAATCGAGGACGCCCGTGGTGAAATCGGCCCACAGGGTGGAGCCGTCTCCGACCATGGCCTTTCGGAACATTGATGGGATCATGGGATGTCCACTCCTGCGGTCCGGAAGGTGAAGTCGGTCACGTGAAGGTTCTCGCTGCTCGCGTTGTCATCGAGGAACACGGTGAACGTTCCCCAGGCGTTGTTCGGCCAGGTGGCCGTGGTGGCGCTGGGCGTCGTGATCGTGCCATGGCCGTTCGCTGCGTTTACGAAGGTGCCGTTGATCGTGCCCGTCGCCGTGCCGATGGTCCACTTGCCCTTCAGCGTGTAGCCGGTGCAATTGAATACCGCGCCCGTGTCGAGGTTGCGGACGTACACCGTCAGGAAGTGCAGCTCGCCGGGCCATATGACCAGGTTGACGATGGGAGTTTGGATCGTGACGTTCGGCATCAGGTGCACCTCACGGGATTCGGGCGATCGAAGAAGGCGTAGGCGTTGCCGCCGAGGTCGTACACGACGAACACCATGGCGACCGCCGTCAGGCTCGACGTCGTCCAGGCGGAGCCGGTCCACACGCTGCCGACCGGGCCGATTGTGCTCGCCGGGGTCGTGATATCCATGCCGTCCACGATGGTCGCCGTGTTGAACTCCTCGCGCAGATTCCGGCACGTCGTGTAGTTGAACCGCGGGTCGGTCACGGTCGAGATGCCAGCGCCTGCGATCGACGCGGGCACCCACAGGGACACGGTGTAGGTCCACCGGTTGCTGGCGAGCGCCGCTGCGGCCGTGATGCTGCACAAGCCCTGCGCGACGATGTTTCCCTGGACGAGCTGCGACTGCGCCCAGCGGATGCCCTCGGTGCTTTCGGCGACCAGTTCCGAAGAGTCGGTCCACCGGTTGCACACGAACTTGTTCGCCGAGCCGAACAATCCGCGCTCGAACTTGGGGCGCATGTACGTCATGGGTACGTCGGCCCTGCCTTCTCGAACTGGTCGTAAATCGGCTGCGTGAACAGCGCCTTCAGGTCGGCGGTGCTGCTGTACGGCTGGTACCACACGACCGTCGCGGCCTGCATGTACTGCGTTCCGGCGATGGTCACGCCTGGCAGCAGGCGGGGCTCGCCCGTCGGGTGCGGCATGGCGAGCTGCTCAAGGTGGAACCACTCGTCGTAGACGTAGGTGATCGTGATACGCCACACCTCATTGTCGAGGGTCGCGGCGATGCCTTGGCACAGCACCGTCCCGATCGGCCATCCGAGGAATGCCGCGTTGTTTCGCTTGTTGATGTATGTGCTCAACCACGTTGACCATGCGGGGTCAGCGGCGACCGATCCGGTGCCGGGCGACGGCGGCGTCCGATCAGTAAACGTCTCGATCTGGATTGTCTGCTGCTTGACCTTGCGGCTCCTCGGGTTCCCGTTTAAATCAATCTTCGTCCCGCCGATGTCCGCGGTCGCAGGCCATGCCGCGGTGCCGTTGGCTGGAAGCGTCGCGTCGCGCCACGCGGCGACTTGGCGGATGCCGCTGGTGCGCGTCTGCTTGACGTACGCAAGGCCCCACGGCGTGTCGTTGTAGTGGAACTCCGTAGTCGTGAACTCGGCCGTCACGTTCCAGACGTAGGCGGCTTCCCGAGCTGGTGTCACGTTGACCGAGCGGCAGATATAGCCCTTTGTAATGTCATTGACGCCGCCGCCTGTCCAGAAGAACGACGGGAGCCGCTGCTGCGGGCGCACCGGGAGGTTGTCGAGGATGTGCCCTTCGCCTGGGAACGGGTCGGACGAGTTGGCTGGCACCCACCGCAGGACGTACTGCAACGTCAGCCGCTGTTCACCCCAACGGTCGGACACCGTGTGCGACCGGCTGCTGGCGACCTCGATGTTCGACCACGTTCCCATCAGGAGCCTCCGAGCTTTCGGTCGATGTTGTCGAGCGAGCGGGCCATGCGATCCATCGTCCCGGCTTGGTCTGGCTGCATCATTCCGCGGGTCGAGCCGCCCAAGCTGAAGCCCTCGCCCGTATAGAGAGTTCCAGCTCCAGCACTTTCAAATGGGGTAGCAACGACTGATGCCAAGCCAGACACAAAGTCTGCAACCATTTGTCCACCAGCCAAAGTTGGAACGGACGATCGCTCCTTGTCTGTGAACTTTTGCATTTCAATCAATGCTTGGTCGACAGTCTGTCCAAACATTGATTTTGTCGTTTCCCACAAGCTTGTCCACATGGCGGTCGCGGCGTTCATGTCGGGTGCCTGCTCGATGACGCGGGCGGCCCGCTCCTCGACGCGGAACTGCTGTTCGCGGGCCGAGGCGGCCGCGCCCGCGCCGAGCGCCTGCCCGACGGCAACGTCGGCCTGCATCTGCGCCGCCGTGAGCTGCCCACGCGCAGCTGCGGCCTCCGGGCTGAACTTGAACGCCAGCTGGTTCAGCTCATCGACCCGATTGTTGATCGCCGAGATGATGCCCTGGAGCGCCCCGAACGCCGTCTGGGCGACACCGAGCGCCGCCGTCATGCTCGTTGCGGTGGCCGTGCGACGGGCCGTCCGGTTGAGCTTGTCGAGCTCCTTGTTGGTCGCGGCGACACCCTTCACCACGCCCGAGGTGTCCATGGCGACCTGAATGGTCGACTTCATGCTCTTGTCAGCCATGGGAGCCCTTTAGCCACGGGAAGATGGCGTTGGGCCGCTTGCCGGTCAGGGCGCAGGCGATGACCACCAGCGCATTTTCGATGCGCTCCTCGGTGGTCAGCTCCTGGGATGACAGGCCGACGGGCATGGTCATGCGTTGCTCGGGGCTTGCGATGCGCCAGAGCCTGCGCTCGGCGCGACCGTAGGGCGTGGCCGGTTGACCTCGGCGAGGAGCGCCGCGGCGAGGTCGGCGCGGATGGTGCCCGCTTCCTTGGGGTTGGTCAGGAACGGGGTGCCGTCCGGGCACTCGATCGTCGTGACCCACCAGTAGGGGTTCGTGGCCGATGTCTGCGCCTCGGCGAGGGTCGGCTCGCGGAACACCAGCGGGCCGATCTCCTCGATGGTGACCGTGCGCCGCCGAGCGGTGAGCTGCTCAATCGGGATCGGCACTTACTGCTCCTCCCAGGAGAGTTCCCACAAGGCGAGGTCGGTGCCATTGTCGTTGATCGACGCCGAGGTAATGTGGATGCTCATGGGGTTGGTGCCCGAGCCCCACTCGTCAAACGACTTGGTCCCCTGATCGACGTACTTCAGGGTCAGCGTCACGCCCGTTCCCGTGGTCGCCGCGGTGAGGTCGTTTGGGAACAGGTGCCCGCGAAGGGTGTCATCGGTCGTGCTGTCCTGTCGCAGGAGCGTCAGAGTCCCCGAGCGCCGGATGCGGCCGGGGAGCCGCTTTTCCCGGTAATCGGCGAGCGTGGTCGCGTCGAACGACGCACGCTCGACGTTGAGGGTGAACGAACGCACCTGGACGGACGCCACGCCGCTGAAGGTGATGGTCCCGCCGAAGCCGGTGATGAGTGCCATGGTCAGATTCCTTGGAAGGTGAAGGTCATGGTGCAGACGCGCTCGTCGCCTTCGGAGCCGTCTGCCTGTGATTCAGTACGCATCGAGGTCGAGATCGCCGTGAGTACAAGCTTCGCGTACGTCGCGCCCAGGGTGGTCGGGTTGTCCCAGTAGTCCACGATGTCATCAGCCACCTGGATCACGCCGAGCGCCGTGTCGCCGTAAATGTTGACCTCACAGGTCACCATCCACGACGCAGCCGGTTGACCTGGCTGCGTCACCTGGCACTCGGCTCCGGTCAGCTCCCACACGACCGCGGGCGTCTGGGAGCCCGGCCGGCGCATTCCGACGGCGACGTCGGCCGTCACGGCGTTGTCCATGTGCTGCTGGAGCGCCTTGGCGACCTTTTCAAGTGCCAAGACGCTCATGGCTTGCCGCCCTTCGAGAGCAGCTTCTTTGCCTCTGCAAGCGTCTCACGGGCCATGGCATCCATGACCTTTTGCAGATTCGCCCGCGCCCAGCGGTACGACCGGAACGCGCCGCGGATGGTCTTTGCTGACCCCTTGGCCGCGTCCATGGCTTTCCGCTTGGTCGAGGTGTAGTCGGCCAATTCCTTGAACTGCGACCGCGCTTCCGCATACATGGCGTACATGGCCGAGCTACGCGCCTGCTTGGCCTGCCTGGTGTTTCCGGGGTTGGCTTTCCAGATTGCGTCGCGCTGCTCCTTCACGAACGCACGACGTGCGTCACGCTGTGAAGCAAGCGACTGCGGTGCAGATGCATAGAAGCTGCTTCCGCCCCCGAAATGCCGGAATCCCGATTCGAGGATGTGGTAGATGCGCTGGCGTCCCTTGGCCCGCGCTCCACCCTTCGCGCCGTATCGAATCCCAATTTGCGCCCGAAGCTGCGCCGATGGTCCCGCGCCCGTGCGGCGAATGTCCATCTGCGTCGCCGAAGCAATGGCTTGGCGGTGCGTCTTCTTGCCACGGTACATGGATGACTTCCAGAGCTTGGCAAGGTCTTTCACGAACGGCGCAAGCGCCCGACGCGCACCTGTCTTCCGTGCCCGTTCGTTCAGGCGTTCCGGCAGCTGGTTGAGGGTTGCCATCAATTCCTTGCTTTCGAGCGTCATTTTGATGACCGGAACGCTCATAGCACCACCTCGACGGCAATGATTTCCATGTTCCGGCGGCGCTGGTCGCGGTCGGTCGCGCCGCGGATGTTGAGGTAGCGGGTCGTGCCACCGTCGGACCAGAGCAACCGGCTGCGCGTCGAGATCGACGGGTGCCATGGGCACAGGATTCGGTAGTTGCTCTGAATCGCCGGGCCGCCATCGTCCACGCTTTCGGCGGTGTCCAGCTGCTCGATGTGCATGGGGATCACGGCGACGTCGGACCATGTCTCGACGGCCTGCCCGAGATCGTCCACGGTCGTAGCAGGGTTCTGCAACGTCGCGACGAGCCGCATCATGCCATGCGGGACATGCGCCATCAGCCGATCCCCTTCCCCATCATGCTCGAAATGCGGTCCCAGTAGTCACTCGACAGGACCACGGTGTCATCCCCGCGGCTCGCAACGTGCTGTGTTACGCGCTGTAACAGCGCCATTTCGAGGAGCGGGTTCAGGGTATTGCTGCCAGCGGCTAGGGTCAAAGACAGCGGGTAGCTCAAATCATTGACGTCGAGGTCAGCGTATTGGAGGCCGTTGATTTCGCGCAGATTGATGCTGATGATTTGCGCGTTGTCATTGACCGTGGTGCATAGCGTGACCGGCTGCCGGGAGAGAAGTACCAACTTCTCCGTGTTCGTTGGCTCGACGCCGACGTACTGCGTCCGTGTGACCGGATCGACCACCCAGCCGGTGCGCTCCTCAAGCTCGCGCACGGCCGCCTCCCAGGCGATCTGGATGGCCGGATCGTCCTCGGTGTGAGGGATGCGAGCCCAGGCGCGGAACTTGGCGAGGTCCAGGGGCATCGTGCTCCTTCAAGCAGGGGCGTCGGGGGTGCAGCCCGACGCCCCTGCCGATGGGAGGAGAAGAACCGTCAGGCGTTGGTGACCTGGAGCTGCACGAGCGACTTCACGCGGGTGAAGGCCGAGTTCGCGAACGCCATGCCCTGGAAGATCACGCGGGCCGAGCTGGC